TTTTCCTTCCTTTTCTTTTTCCAGGGTTAAAACCCTTACAGCAGCAGCTTATATAATAGGCTGCTATTGTAAAGGCTTTACAGCCTTTAAGCCCATTCACTGAAAAAGTATTTTTTGCCAGGTTCTACAATGTGACAATATTCTGATTTATTTACTTTAATAAAGTATTGAGCCTTTGAAACAGGGTTTTTTTCTGTTGTAATAACTTTTCTGGTATATTCCAGATCATCAACAAAGCTATTTTTAACCGGCACTTTATAGCCGCTCATGCTTGAATCATATTCAGATTTATAGCTTATTTCCTTTACTGTTATAGTTTTAGCGGTGACCTTTACAACCTGGTAAAAATCAATGTTTGTCTGATCGTAACCCCATGACGAATATAAAATATCACCAACAACAAAGCCGGCAAGGTTTACGGCGTTTTTTTCGCTGCTTGCTTCCTTTTTTGGTGCTGTCTGATCTGGATTCAATAAGGCTGAAATATCATTGAATCCATACCAGATTTTTTTATAAGGATTCCAGCGGTACTTATTAGCTTTCAATAAATCTAAAACGGTGGCGGCTGGTTTTTCGCTGAAAGTTATTTCAAACGAATTAAAACGGTTGTTTTTTGTAATTGATAATGTTGTCATAGTCCTTTTACCTTCCTTCCTTTTCTATGATCCAGGCATTAAAGCCCTTATATAAGCCGGCATAATACCGGTTTATATAAAGGTTTTAAAACCTTTATAACGTTTTAGCTGTATAGCGGGAATCAATAGTCATATAATCATTTAAAGCGGTGTTTGAATACTTTTCTTTAATTGCCTTTAACTTGCTTTCAGCTGCTGATCTGATAATATCAACCTGTTTCAGATCATCAATAAATCCGGCGGCTGTCTGGTTTATTTCTGTTTCTGTCATGATGGTTTTATATTCCAGCTTGTTTATTTTTGCGGCTGATATACAACCGTTTTCTAATATCCATAAGCTGAAAGAATAGTCAACAGTCCATTCCTTACCGTCAACAGGATAGATAATTGAAATGTTTATAAAATCACCGAAACGATCCGCAGCAGCATATATATATTTTGATCCTGTATAAAATAACAGGCTTTCAGTTAAAGCGTTTTGAACCGCTTTATAATGCGGCTTCTTACCGTCTATTTTTTTAACGGCATTTTGTAAGCCGGCTAAAACGTTGTTATATAAAGCATCTTTAAAACGCTGATTATATAAAATACTTTCAGCGGCGGCGGCTTTTCTTTCCTTTTCCAGCTCATTTAACTGATCTGAAAGCCGGATATATTCAGGGCTATTATGCCAGGCTTTCCAGTCTGAAAAGCTTTCATATTTTTTGTGCATAGCGGCACCGGTTTTTTCTACCTGGTTTTTAATTGTTTCCAGGTTTTCAGCGGCGGCGTGCATACCAGCAGCGGCGGCGTTTAATAAATCATGATTTTTAATAATAATGGTGTTTGTCATAGTCTTTTCTTTTCCTTTCCTTTCCTATGCTTTAAGGACTTAAAGCCCTTATAAAAACCGGCTATTAAACCGGCTTTTATAAAGGTTTTAGCAACCTTTATTTAATAACGGCATTCTTTAACAATACCAGATCGGCGTGTAAACTTTTGATATGCGGCGGCGGTATATTCTAACTCATACCAGCCGGCATTATATACGTGCCATATTTCACCGTTTTTTAATTGATATTTATTATCATTTAAAACTTTTAAAACATAATCAGCGGCGGCATCGCTTACAGCATGAGCTGTATTTTTTGAATAGATAAACTCTTTTCCTTTTACCGTTTTAGCTATAATTTTCATTTTTTCTTTTTCCTTTCCTTTCTTATGATCCAGGCATTAAAGCCCTTATAAAAACCGCTTTAATTAAAGCGGCTTTTATAAAGGTTTAAGCAACCTTTATATTTAATTCTAAAACCGTCTTAAACATTCGTTTAATTTAATTCTTTTACCATTAGCTATAAAATAATCATTTTCACCGCTTGAATAATAAACTCTTGTTTTGTGAACCTTTTTGTTACTGGTAAAAGCATTAGTGATATAAATAATATAATCATTTATACCGTATTCAATGCTTTTAATCTCAATACCATTCCAGCCGCTATAATAAGCGACGGTTTTCTGATCCAGATAAAATAACTTTTCATTTTTTGTCATAGTCTTTTTTTCCTTTCCTTTTCTTTAACTATTTTTTTAAAGGTAAAAATACCTTTATTAAATCAACCGTTTAAATTGATTTAATAAAAGCATTTTAAAAATGCTTTTTTATATTATCCGGTGCTAGTCATCGCCGTTCGCTATTACATATTAAGTAATATTCCTAACTGATTAAATCAGCAGCTACACTTTTCGCCGGTTATATATAAATAAATATATATAACCTTGAAGGGCTATTTAGTTCACCGGTTTTTCTTTTGGTTTATTTCAAATAACATTTAATAACTTTTGGTTACGTCTATATACTAGCATATATATTTTAAGCTGTAAACAATTATTTTTAATTTTCGATAAAGAATCTAATTCAAGTTATTTTCTAGTATCTGGATCATGTTTAAAAGGATATAAAAGAATATAAAAAAGAATACTTAAAAGGAATATAAACGAATATGATTAAAAGATAATTTCATATAGATAATAGATATAAAATAATTTTCTTTAATTCTTTTAAACATTGTTATTTGTTCATTATTATTTCATGATCTGGAAAACCGGCGGCGGCTGGATCATGTAAACATAATGATATATGTTAACAAGAATATAAAACCAGATTATAAAACTAATACCAGATCATAAAACACTATCAAGACTATATAAATATTGTGATTTTATCTTTTTATTTTTTTCTTTAAGGGCTTTCAATTCCCCCCCGGCAGCTAAGGGAAGGAACCCTGGATATAGGGGAAAT